CTAAAAGAAAGGCTTTGCCATGGCTTGGGCTTCAACTGATCGAGAATCAATCCGCCGTCATCTGTCAATTCCTGCCACTTCGATGGCACTTGAGGAGCTTGATTTTTTGATGGGTTCTGCTGCTGCTGATCAAATCACAAGCAGTCAAACAGCAATCGCCAAGCTCAACACACTAGAGACAACATTTGAAACGGAAGCCTCCAAGAATCTGGCAATGATCAAGGCTGACGTGATCGAATGGGAATCAGGCAATCCAGAAGCCAAGCTCACTGGCGTTCGGGTTCAGCAAGGCTATTGGAAAGAACAGCTTTCATCTGCCTTGGCATACGACGGCAGATTTTCCATGGCAACCCCTGGAGGTCAGGCAACACTTTTGCGGTCTTAATCGCGCTGGCAACTTCAACGTAACCACTACCAAAAAGGTTTTTACTCATGGCATTCATGAGCGCTATTGGCTATCAGCTATGGATGGCCAACGCAACAACGGCTGACGACTCTCACCCAACATCCAACAGCGGCCTGACTGAAATTCTCAACCTGACCAACGTAGGAATTGAGGGTTCAACAGAAACCACAACTGTCAGCGACTACGGCACCGCGCAGGGCTATCAGAAAGCGGTTGCTACTGGGCAAAGCTATTCAATCCCGATGACGATGAACCTGGACACGGTTGATGCTGGCTACCTGTTGCTTAAGGCAGCCGGAGCTAACAGCATCAGCCAATACGTGAAATGGTATCGGGAGTCTCCGGACCCTGGTGCGTCTGTGACGACGGTTGAGAAGTATGCAGGCATTGGCCTGATCTCTGACTTCTCAGAATCAATTGAAGCTGGCTCCGTTGCCACTGTGTCGTTCACCCTTCAGGGCTATGGCGCTCCTACCTACACCGCCGCAACTTGATGACTGATGGCTAGCCCATTAGCTGACTTTGCCAATGGAGGGCTGACTTTTGCCCTCCCTTCCTCTGGCACAACAGTAGACCCGGCAACAGGGAACATCACTGCGAATACAGCTCATGTTTCCTATCGGGTCTTTATCTCTGAAACTGGTGCATCCATTGGCCAGAATTCAAGAGGCGTGGATATTCGGTCTTCTAGCTTCGACGGCTGGCTGGCTGATCCAACGATCTTCTCTGATCTTGTCGTTGAGGGAATGACGGGAACCTTAATCATCGATAGCGGCAGCACTTATGACGTGACGTTGATTGCGGCGCGTGGTGCTTATGGTCGGAAAGGAATCGGCGAGACCATTGAGGAGGTTTTAGGTCATCAATTCATCCTTGACGCAACAAAACAGGAGAACTAGATGGCAGAAGGCGAGTTCTTAACAAGCAAAGGCGTAAAAATCAAAATGAATTATCAGTCTTTCACTGATGATCTTTACGCCGCTTTTGATGATTACACTCACCAGTTGGAGGCCCAATTCGGGAAAGAGATTTCAACTCCTCAGTTCAAGTGGCCAAAAGCTTCCTACAGAGGCAGGGGCAGGCAACGGGAAGCGGTTGGCTCACCGCGTGACATCGTTGACAGTGGTTTCTTCCGTGAAAGCATCACCGTCAGCCGACCCGGCAAGGGAAGAGCTACCTTCACTTGGAATGCTCCTTATTCAAAAGCAATCCTTACGGGTTACAAAAAGAGGAGTAAATGGCCTGCTAGGGATTGGATTGCAAAAGCGTTGAAGAATAAACCACCTTTTGAAACGTTGAGGGGGCTAATAGCAGCGGCATCTTCATATAGACAGTAAAGGCAGCTTTAAGCGTGGCAGGTTCTTTAGGGCAAGCAATTTTTGAGATAAGCCTAGACACCGGAGGGATGAAGGCCGAGTTTGATCATGCAAAGAAGCTGGCAGCAAGTGCAGGAAAACAGATCAGGTCTGAATTTGAACTAGACAAGAAAAGATCAATCAAAGGGCTGGACGACAGGATCAAGACGCTTAAGAAAGAGCAGGAAGGGGTTGAGGGGTTGGCGGGTAGATATGACCAGCTTGAGAAGGAGATTAAAGATGTAGTCAAGGTTAGAAACAAGCTTGCTAGCTCGAAATTTGAAGGCCCGAAGGCTGGCAGTCTTGGAGCACTTGATGCAAGGGAACAATCTTTACGGAAAGAGATTCGTCAGGTTGAGATTGGGAGTAAAAAATACAAGGCCCTAGCGGTACAGATTCGCAAGGCATCAGGGGCAAGGGCTAAGGCTGACAAGGCGATCAGTGGGCAAGGTTTCGGCATTGGGAAGCAGCTCGCAGGCGTTGCGGCGGCGGCGGTGAGTATTGGGGCCCTTACTGCTGGCCTCAGCGGTGCTATTGGCAAGGCGTTGGAGTTGGAGACCGCTACAAAAGTTCTGGCCAATACTTTGGGAGCTGGCGGTGCAGCTGAGGCGTTGGACTTCACTGGAAAATTGGCCAGTGAGCTTGGCGTCAATTTCCTACAAACGAGTCAGAATTTTGGCAAGTTCACAGCAGCGGCAACAGCCGCGAAAGTTCCATTAGATCAACAGAAAGAACTGTTCAAGGAAACCTCTAAGGCTGCTGTTCGTTATGGCCTAAGTAATGAACAGATCAGTGGCACTTTCCAGGCATTACAACAGATGGCATCCAAAGGCGTGGTGTCAATGGAGGAACTTAGACAGCAGTTAGGGGAGAGGATGCCGGTTGCTTTCGCGGCGGCAGCGGATGGGCTAGGGATTACCACACAGGAGCTAGATTCTCTTGTTTCTTCTGGCAAATTAGCGGCTACTGATTTCTTCCCTGCCTTTACAAAGGGGCTTAAGAACCTGGCGCAAGGTGCCAACACTACGAAAACAAGCGCCCAAAAACTCCAAATTTTCACTAATAACTGGCAGGATCTACAAATTGCGGTAGGGAAGACTGTGCTGCCAGCAATCGTAAAGATAGCGGAAGGATTAGGAGAAGCTTTCAAATGGGCTGCTGATAACTTAAGCACCTTGATTGCGGTTGCCGCTGGTCTCGGAGCGGCTGTAATTGCCTTCAATGCTGTTGCCCTATCCACGATGGCAGCGGCGGCAGCTCAGGCCGCCTTAGCAGCAGCGGCGGCAGTGGCTCAGGTGATCCTCAACCCTGCTAACGCGATGAAGGTAGCGGCGGCGATGGCCATAGGAGCAGGCGTGGCACTTGGTCTCAAGGTGGCACTTGATGAGGCAACTAAGTCACAGACAACGCTGGGAGATGCAACAGCCGACAGCACAACAAAGCAGAACGCGCTAAAAGCGGCGGCAGATCAAGCGAGACAGAAAAGAATCGACGGAATCAACGCGATTGCCTTTGCCCAGGAAGGGCTGCTCCAGTTTGATGTGATCAGCCTTCAACGTCAGGAGGCACGGCTAGGGAACTATGCCAAGGAAGTTGGCCTGATCCAGCAGATCGCAGCCGTTCGCTCTGATGCGGCACTTAATCGCAGCGACACGATCAAGGGCCTCCTTGGGCAAGAAATGGCTCAAGCGCAGAAGCTCGCAAAAACAGAAATACAACGCAAGCAAATCGCTTTGGAGTTTGGCAAAAAGATTTTCAATCAGACCGTGAGGGAATTCGATCTGAAAGCAAGAGCCTTGGTCACTGAGCAAGAAGCCCAACGTACAAGCCTGCAATTTGAGCAACAAAAAGAAGCAGCAGCAGGAAGGCGAGCAGAAAGGGAGGCCAAGATCGCAGAGATCCAAGCTCAACAGCAATTTGATATAGCTGGCACCGATGAAAACCAGCGAAAGCTGAGGCTGGCGCAGGCCAATCTAAATCTGATCCTTCAGCAGAACACAGAAACGCAGAATCTAGGGCGGCTCCAATTAGGACTGCTCAGCGCTCAACAGGCGGCAGGCAGGGATCAGTTAGCTCAGGAACGGTTGCTCGCTCTAAACGGTCAACAGCAATTTGCGACCAAGGCGCAACAGGCAGTTATTCAGAAGAACGTCAACGAAATGTTGAGAGGCCAAGCTCAACAGGTCAGCGCAGCGGCAGTTTCGGCGTCTAATTTCAGATCACAGTTAGAAGGCGCTGCTCATGCCCGTGGCAACTTATCGACAGCATTCCAGGCACAGGTCAACACGCACCTTGATGGGAGCCAGCACTTCAGCCAAATGAATTCAACGCTCGACACCATCGCAGAAAATACATCAAGGGAAACTCAATTCACTGTGGAAGTGAACGTGGACCCTGGTAGCGGCACGGCAAATTCAAGCGTAAGAGGTACGGGTTAAATGAGCGTCACAATTGGCGGCCTGCAAATCAAAAATCTGACGGCTCAGCCATTGGGCTATGAGGGCGAGGACGTAAGCACCGGGCTGGTAGCTAGGAAGTGGTCAGTCGTTGGCCTGCTGTCTACAAGCGAGCTGGCTTCATTTAGCGGAATCTTTGAGACATGGCTAGGCAATAGACAGACAGACGGCGATTCAATTGCAACTAATAGCGTCGGCAGCACAGTTGCTCTTTCATTTTCAGCAAATGGCCTGACAGCTTCAGGAGTCAGTTGTTGGTTTACCGATGCCCCTTCTTATCAACAGGTTGGCGCGTACATCCAACTCAGTACAACGCTTGTTGATGCAACGCAGGCCCTAGCCATTGCAAAGCTGGCCAAGGAAAAAGCAGATGCAGAAGCGGCAGCTCTGACGCCTGATCTTTCAACTGTGACTCTTGGCGGTGTTGTAATCACGCTTAGCGCACCAATGGAAACGCTTGATGACTTGCCAACGCTGGACCGCACCAGCGGCGGCTTCGCTTATATCACCGGGCCGTTGCGTTGCTCAGCGGTAAGGAACATCACCGGCACCGTTGCAAATGAAGCCGCGTTTAACA